TGGTACTACAGCGGCTAACGCTAACAAAACTTATTTAATCACCAGTCAGCGTGATTTAACTGCCACATTTGGTGTGCCATTTTTCTATAACACAACCACCGGTACACCTATCAATGGTTACGAACTCAACGAATACGGCTTGTTGGCAGCTTACAGCTCTCTAGGAATTTCTAACCGCGCTTATGTTCAGCGTGTGGATATTGACCTTACTGAGCTCACAGCCAGTTTGACTCGTCCAACCGGCACCCCAGCTGATGGTGCATATTGGTTGGACACTTCCACATCTGTGTGGGGCATTCAAGAATGGAATCAAACCACAGCCACATTCACAGTAAAAACACCATTGGTTATAACAGATAGTGCAGACGTTGTGGAAAGTACCAGCGGTGTAACCGGAGCAACAGTATACACTCCTGTTAACACTGTAGGTAGTATTGGTGACTATGCAATAGTGACATATCACACCACTGACGATGATGCTCACAACGTTGGTTGGTATAAAAATTCTGACAATGTTTGGGTTTCAGTTGGCAGTGCGGAATGGCAAGCATCATGGCCCACAATTCAAGGTTCTGTAGTGAATCCTACTCTTACAGCAGGCCAAAGTATTTTTATTAATGATACTTCTGTGGCCGTGCCAGCTATTCCACTTAATACACTAAATGGATTTGTTGCTGCTGTTAATAATGCAGCTATTACAGGCGTAACTGCTGCCAATGTGGATGGCACTTTTGTTATCTATGCAGACGACACAGCAACCAATGATGGCAGTACTGCCAACGGTGGTATTGTAAGTATTGAACCAAATGCTAGCGGCGCTGCTTTGTGTACTGCTCTTGGCATTCAAGCAATTGAATATCTAACTCCAACATTCCTATCTGCATACAGTTATGGAGCTCCACGTTGGAGAACAAGTGATACCACACCAAGACCAACTGGATCTGTTTGGAACAATGTCAGCCCAGCAAACAATGGTTTAGCTGTACAGTTGAAACAATATAGCGCCACATTAGGTGAATGGGTGTTACAAAGTTGTCCAGCATTTTTCAGCACAAGTGCTGCACTTTATACATATGATCCTTCGGGAGGTGGCAGAAATATTCCAGTAGGAACATTGTGGGTGCAACCTAATGCTAATTTTGCCGAAACAAGTCCAATGGCTTCTCAAGGATATGAATTTTATAGACAATGTGCTTTTGGACAAACAATAGTTACTGGAACGACCACCCCGGGTGCTAATGGTGACCCATTGTTTGTAGCAGGAAATAGATTTGTACTGTCTGCCTCTGAAGTAGGCACCACTGCAACTATTACGGCCACTGTTATATTGAGTGGTACTAGTATTGCCAGTTTTATTGCTGATGTTAGCGCAGCCAATATTCCATATGTGTCAGCAAGTGTTAGCTCAGCTGGTAACATTGTGTTTACTCACAGTCAAGGCGGATTGATAGCCTTAGCACCAGTAACTGGACAGGGTACACCTATTACAACTGCTGGATTTACTAACGCGACTCCTTTCTGCAGATTGTCTGTCGTAGATTATGTAACATTGATATTATCTAACTTCTGTGGCAATCCACAGTTTGAATACACTGCTAGTCCTACAGCACCTTATCAAGATCCTGCCGATGGCAGATTGTGGTACTACTCAACTCCAAGTCAAGTTGACATCATGATTCAAAACAATGGTGCGTGGCTTGGTTACCAAAACGTTGCTAATGATGTACGTGGATACGATCTTACACAGACCAATGCATCGGGTCCAATCTGTGCAGCCACAGCACCTACCACTCAAAACGATGCTTCGGCCAGCCCTCTGGTGTATGGCGATTTATGGGTTGATACCAGCGACCTAGAAAATTATCCCTTGTTGTATCGCTGGGAATCAGTAAGTGGAGTAGACCAATGGGTATCTGTTAATACCACTGATCAAGTCACACAGAATGGTGTGTTATTTGCTGATGCTCGTTGGGCACCAAACGGCACAACAGATCCAGTTGCAGATCCAATTCCAACTATTGTAAGTTTGCTTACCAGCAATTACTTGGATTTGGATGCACCAGATCCTACACTATATCCACAGGGCATGTTGTTGTGGAACACACGCCGTTCAGGTTATAATGTCAAGAGCTATCAAAGCAATTACTTTAATGCTACCACATTCCCTGATGACACATTGCCTGCTGTGACCAGTACATGGCTCACAGCGTCTGGTAATAAACAAGACGGCAGCATGTATGCAGGTCGTTTGGCTCAACGTCAAATGGTTGTAGCAGCGATGAAATCAGGATTGGATACTAGCCTAGGCGCAAGAGAAGATACTGCCCAGTACACACTGATTGCAACTCCTGCCTATCCAGAGTTGATTCCTAACATGATTGCACTCAGCAACGAGCGCAACAACACATTGTTTGTGGTAGGCGATACTCCAATGCGATTGCCAGGCACAGGTACTGACATTACAACATGGGCAACCAACAACAATGGACTGGGAACTGTGGCCGGAGATGGACAATCAGCTACCAGTAACTATGCTGCCACATTCTATCCAAGCTGTACAACTACAGATTTGAGTGGTAATACAGTGGTAACAGCACCAAGTCACATGATGGTTAGAACAATCATCCGCAGTGACGAGGTAAGCTATCCATGGTTGGCTCCAGCTGGTACACGCCGCGGTGTTGTAGACAATGCTACACAAATTGGTTACATTGATGGTGCTACTGGCGAGTTTGTGCCACTTGGTGTGAATCAAGGCTTGCGTGATGTGTTGTACGGTTTGAATGTTAACCCAATTACATTCATTCCAGGTGTGGGTATTACCAACTTTGGTAACAAGACATCAACTACAACTACCACAGCGTTGGATCGTATCAACGTTGCTCGCCTGGTTGCATTCCTGCGTGGACGACTGGAAGAAATTGGTAAGTTGTATCTGTTTGAACCTAACGATCAGATCACACGTAATGAAATCACCAACACCTGCAATAGCTTGATGGTTGATTTGATTGCCAAACGTGCTATCTATGACTACTTGGTTGTTTGCGACTTGAGCAATAACACACCAGCTCGTATCGACCGCAATGAATTGTGGGTTGATATTGCGATTGAACCAGTCAAGGCTGTGGAGTTCATCTACATTCCTCTGCGTATCAAGAACACTGGAGACATAGCAGCAGGCCTGTAAAAATAGGGTCTCAGGACCCTATTTTTTGACCTCAAGTCTAAGATAAATAAAACTAGGAGATATATACAATGCCAAGTTCATCATTAAACAAAATGACAGTACCGCTTGCAAGCGATCAATCAGCAAGCACCCAAGGTCTGTTAATGCCAAAACTTAGATATCGCTTTAGAGTGATGTTTGAGAATTTGGGAGTTTCAACACCAACTACAGAGTTAACCAAGCAGGTAGTGAGCTTTGCTCGTCCTAACTTGAGTTTTGAACCAATTACATTACCAATTTATAACTCAACATTGAAGTTGGCTGGTCGTCATAGCTGGGCAGATGTTGCTGTTGAGATTCGCGATGATGCATCAGGCAACGTGAGTAAGTTGATCGGCGAACAGATTCAGAAGCAAATGGACTTCTTGGAGATGAGCTCGGCTGCATCTGGTATTGACTACAAGTTCTTGACCAAGTTAGAAATCTTAGACGGTGGCAACGGTGCCAACGAACCAGTGGTACTTGAGTCATGGGAACTGTATGGTTGCTACATTGTGAGCGCCGACTACGGTCCAATGAACTACGGTACCAACGAAGCAGTAGCAATTACAATGAACATCTCTTATGACAACGCCAACCAAGGCAATCAAGGTGGTGGCGGTATTGGTGCTGTTATCGGACGTACTGTGAACGATGTTGTAACAGGTATCGGCACAGGACCCTAAGGTCTAATCAATGTCTAGCTTCGGCCAGGACTTTCTTCAAGGTTTTACTGCGACAAATAGCTTGCGTGATTACACTCACGCAAGCAAAACTTTTCGCACCAATGCCTACGAATTAAAACCCAGATTCAAATTTTTATTTCATGTTCAGTTTACATTGAACGTGGAACAAATACCAGCATTAGCAAATTCTAAAGTATTTGGAGCAACACAAATATCAACATTGAGCTTGGCAGTAAAAACTGTTGACTTGCCCAAATACAACATTGATGTTGCCACACTGAATCAATACAATCGCAAACGCCTTGTTCAAACCAAAATCAACTATGAACCGGTGAACATCACATTCCATGACGATGGCGGTGACAACATTAGAGAAATGTGGTATCAGTATTATTCATACTACTACAAAGATCCAGCACAGCAATACATCAGTAATGCACCTACTTCTTACGGCACAGTTGGTTTAAATGCCACCAAACAAAATGGATTCAGTTACAACAACCGAGACATTTATGAACAAAATCGTGTAGGCAGTGTTAGTGATTGGGGATATATTGGCGAAAATTTTATGGATGGTACGCAAACAGCAAGTGGCAAACCTCCATTCTTCAAAGACATACAGATCATTGGATTTGACCAACACAAGTATGCTAGATACATTTTGATAAATCCGTTGATAACTGCATGGAATCACGACACATATGATTACTCACAAAGCAGTGGCACCATGCAACACAGCATGACCATACGTTACGAAACTGTAAAGTATCTCAATGGTGGCCTTGGTAAACCAGACACTAACATTCGTTGGCCAGATACTGCACACTATGACGAAACACCAAGCCCATTGGCTCGTGCCGGTTCTACTGCTACTGTCTTTGGTCAAGGAGGTTTGCTTAGTACAGGTGAAGGTATTTTGGCAGACTTGGAATCAGGATCAGTGGCTGGACTTATCGGAGCTGCACAAAAAGCTGGTGCTGCATATAACACATTCAAAGGTAAGAATTTGCAATCTATTGTTCAAAGCGAAGCAGTTTCATTAGGTAAACAAGTTATCAGTCAAAATGGCGCCAATGCTGTTAGGTCAGTGATTAACAAAGCTGATGGTTGGGCATTTCCTGTACAATCAACACAACGACGATACAATAGAGATATTAATGCAGCAGCCGCTAACGGCGACGACCTAAGAGGAATTGTATAATGGCAACAGGATCAGTTAATTACACTAATACCAATCTTGATCAGACAGTGCGAGTCTTTGACAGATTCTACAACTATGAAGCCAATATTCCTGCGGCAGAGTATGACATTGTGTTGAGTTTTTTTAAACAACAAATGGGCGATGCCAGAGTGGCAGGTAATTTTACAGTGAGTTTGTTTCAGGTAGCAGAACAAACAGGCATTCCTGCACTCACACTACTAGATAGTTTTCAAGGCACCAATATAATGACCATAAATCTCAATATGGCCTACTACTTGAACAACATTCGCAGTAGAGCCACATTGCTGGGCGTGAATGTGCAACCAGTGCCCAACTACTATGCTGCCAGAACAGTGTTACAATGAGATCGTGGGCACAAGGCGTTTATCAAGTTATCAACACTAAAAAATATGTGGGCCAAGGCATGCCCAGATATAGATCAGGGTGGGAACACAGTTTCATGCGTTTTTGCGACACCAATGACAACATATTGCAATGGGCCTCAGAAAGCATACGCATACCTTATCTCCATCCATTAACTGGCAAAATGACCACTTATGTGCCGGACTTTTTGATCACTTACAAAACTCGCAACAACACACTCAAAGCGGAGTTAATTGAAATTAAACCCAAAGGCCAAAGCGCCATCACAGAAGGCCAAAAGCCCAGAGATCGTGCTGTGGTAGCTGTAAACTATGCCAAATGGGACGCTGCCACCAAATGGTGCAGAAATCAAGGTCTAACTTTTAGAGTGATAACTGAAGACGATATGTTTAAGAACGGTAAAGCATAGCCACTAAATATGGCATGACTCGTAAACTTGAAGAGCTTTTTGATTTACCCCCTACCACTGAAGAAGTGGAAGCTGCTGTTCCTTCAATAGCAGAAAATCGCACCGCAATCCAAACACTAGATGATGCTATCGACAAGATAGATGCTGCCTTGCCGGCCGTGCGCGGCTTAGAGTCCACTGATACAGAAATGGACGAATTAGCCAGCCTGGCCACTTCTAGTTATCGAGACCTAATGGATCTTGGCATGCAAGTGGACAGCAGATTTGCCAGTGAGATTTTTTCAGTAGCCAGCAACATGTTGGGCCATGCTATCACAGCCAAAACAGCCAAGCTGGATAAAAAACTCAAAATGATCGACTTGCAGATGAAAAAAATGCGATTGGATCAACAACAAGCAGACAAAGATCCCGAAGGCGCAGCCGCACAAACAGGGCAAGGCCATGTGCTGAGCCGCAATGAATTGCTGGAAAGAATTCTAGGTAAGAATCAAAACGCTCAAAAAGAATAAATATATCACAGGAACCTGACATGAAACCATTTGCCAAATATCTAGCAGAAAGCGAACGCACATACGACTATCGTATTAAAATGTGCGGTCGCATTCCAGACGATCTTGTGCGTCAACTCAAATCCAAACTGGACCAATTTGATCCAGCCAAGATGGGTGATGCCAAGACCACTCCCATTCAAAAGATCCTCACAGACTTTCCCAACTATCAGAATGACGCTGTGACAATGTTTGATGTGAGTTTCAAGTACCCAGCAATTGAACCGCAGATCAAGCAGTTGTTTCAAATGTTAGGGGGCGATCCAAATCTTATTGTGATGCAAACACAGCCACATGTGGATGGACTTGTTGACGAAATGGACCGCATCGAAACTGAAAACAAAGACCTGTTGGCAGACACAGATTATCCTGCTCCTGATGCTACACAACGAGCACTCAGCAAAGACTACTCAACTGGCCCGTATGATCATGCTGTGTTGAAAAATGCTTACCGTAGTGATTTTACCATTGCTGGTCAAAAGACTCCTGCAGCCAAGACCACCAATCAACTTCCCCAGGGCAACAAGAGCCCTATGACCAATATCAAGCGTCAACCCAAGCCTGCCACCGGCGCCAACCCAAGAGGATAATTGAAATGACATTTTTTTACGACTTAAACAAAAAGCTGGATACCATTCGTGAGAAGCCAGAGACCACTCACAAGCAATTGAACGAGCGCGACGAAGGCAAGCCAGGCAAGAATTTTGCTAAAATTGCCAAAGACGCTGGTGAACGTTACGGTAGCAAGGCTGCTGGCGAGCGTGTGGCAGGTGCTGTGCGTAACAAATTAAAAGCACAAGGCAAGTTGGAAGAAGAAGGCATGAGCCGTGCAGCCAAAGGCTACGAAAAATACGGTAAAGAAGGCATGGAAGCATTGGCCAAAGCCGGACGCGAAGGCAAAGCATTAGACCCAATTCGCAACAAGTACAACAAGTATGACGACAAGTCTGTTGAAGAAGGCATGGGCGATATGGCTCGTAAAGTTGGCGGTATGGCCAAAAAAGTTGGCGGTGCTGTGCTGAATAAACTGGGCCATGGCGACGACGAAGCCATGCGCAAAGACCTGCAACGCAAAATGGGCGTTCCAAAACAACAACAGCATGGCAAGCCCGGCATGGCCA